GGCGCCGGAAGCTTCCGCCTCAGCGCTGGGGGATTCGGTCTCGCCCTGAGAGGCAGTGGCGATTTCAGTTTGATCGTCGAGGATTTCGCCGGTCTCGGCGTCGATCACCCCGGCTCCGAGCTTCATCGCAACAACATTGGAGAGAGCGACGTTTTCGGCGTGTGCTTCTTCCGAGATCAGGCCAGCAGCAACCAGCTCAGCAGAGAATGCCTTGTTGTCGTCCATCGCTTCGGACGTGCGGAGCTTGGTGCGGGCCTCGCGGTCAAATTTCTCAATGTTTTCTACGTGTGCGCGCGGCGCACGAGCGACGGTCGTGATTTCGTCGAAGATCTCATCGATCAATTCGCTCTTTTCGATCTCGGCGGCTTCGTCCTTGCGGATAGCGCGGCGCCTGCGGATCGCGGCCTTAACAGCCTCGATCTCGATCTTGACGTTCGGCTTTGCGACGCCTGCAGCAATCAACTGATCGCGGTATGCGTCGAAGGCTTCCCGCTTGCTCTCGTTGTAGGCTTTTATCGCCTCATCGATCTGGTCAATTTCGTCGGCCAGTCCCTTGCGCGTGATCATTGGAAGCTCTCCATGGGGATGTGCTGCCACGATTTTCCACGAGCTATGCTGATGACCGTTGCGCGGTGCAGCCCGTACCTCTCCTCAAGTTCAGATACCTTTCGCGCGCCGCGACTGTTCTTGATGGCGCGGTACTCGCGCCGGATCGCAACGACATCGCTCTCGGTTATCTTCGCCTTTGGGTTCCTCTCCCCGACTGAGGGAGCGGTGCCATGAACGAGCATGTCAGCATGGTTCTCCGCCCGGGTCGCCCAACGAAGTTCGCTGTAATGTGCGCAAGCTCTGGAACCGTTGCGATGCGCAACCTCGTGAGCCTCGGTAGGCGCTGGGCCGATGAAGGCCTCAGCGACCAGGCGATAAGCCGTGGCGTTTGTTTTGTGCCCATCTGGGGTGATGAGCGAATACCGCAGATAACCGTCAGCATCGATGTAACCGCGCGGGCGATCGCCAACGCTGCGGTGCGGCGCTTCGACCCGACGCCTGAGATCACCCCATTCGGAAATCTCGAAATCAGGGAACCGCTTGCAAACGCGCCATTCCATGGCGTAGGTAGAGTCGGAGGTCATCGTGCGCCCTCCGCCCTACGGATGAATTCGACGATCGCAGCCCGACGGGCGCGCCAATCAACTCTCCCAGCCACGAACCCGTAGGAGGCAGCGTGGTAAGCGTCGGAAAGCTCGGAACCCCTGAAGAGCCCGTCTTCATCTTCGACGAGGGCGCGCCGGCCCTTTACGTCGACCTGATCACGGATCTCGAAGTCGACGAGAACGACATCGTCCGTATCTCGTTCGGCGCCATGTCCAAGAACGGCGACGGTGTGGAGAAGGCCATGATCGCGGTGCGGATCAGGATGCCGAAAAATATGGCTTGGCAGTTCTGCCGAGACCTGAGGGGCTTGGAAGAGTGACGTCATCATGCCGCCTGCTCCGGTACAGCCAGGAACTCCGACAGATCGATCGCCTTGCCGACCGACTTGGCGGCATCGATGATCGGGATCCAGTATTCCTGGGGGATCTTCCCGCGGTCCTTCCAACCTTGGACGGTCGAAACCGGAACACGGCGATCATCGGTCGAAAGGAGCCGGGCTGTCTTCGTCAGGCCGCCAAGTTCGTTGATGATGTGCTCTGCTGGGGTTTTGGCGGTCACGTCGATTTCTCGCTGTTCGATCTACGCACTTGTACGTTCTTTGCGTAAATTTGTCAACGTGGAAAACGTAAACGCATTTCACGTATGTAGGCGCATGACAAAGCCACTCGATTCTGTAACCGAGAAATTCCGCCAACTGCGCGAGCGCGCGGGCTTGTCGATGGACGAGCTGGCAAAGGGGATGGGCTACAAAGGCGCCTCGAGCATCCAGCGCTACGAGAACCCTGACGAATACAAAAAGGAGTTCATCAGCCCTGATATCGCGGCGAAGCTCCTGAATGTCGTCGTGGGTAAAGGCACCCCGCCGATCGACGCCAAAGAGGTATGGGGTTTGACTAGGCCGGCTAGTGGAGCGCTAGTTGGGAGCTTTGACCCAGACACGCATGAGCAATTCTTAGATGATGGAGCGCCAGGCTACACCCGTGAGCACTGGCGGGCTCACGTCGAAGGCGCATTGCCGGAACTCGACGTGAAGCTCGGCGCGGGAGAAGGTATCGTCGGCGATACGATAAACATCCCCGTTGGCAATGAGAGCGCAACCGGACACCGCGTGGTGGCCGAATGGCTCATCCCTGTGGACTACCTGCGCAGTGAAGCGAAAGTGTCCATCAATCACACGGTCGTTATGGAGATCGTAGGCGATTCGATGCAGCCCGACTTTTTGCCGGGCGACCGCGTGATCGTAGACCTATCCCAGAACCAATGCCTGCATGACGGAGAATATGCGTTCAGTGATGGGATTTCTCCTCCGCAGATTAAACGCTTCCAGAGGATTCACTTCACCGATCCGCCCGAGGTAAAGATCGTCTCGATCAATCCAGGGTACGATTCCTTCCGGGTTGAGCTGCATCGCGTCCATATTCTCGGCCGCGTTTGCGGCCACGTCACCCGCAAGTAGCGTTAAACCGTCCCGCGCAAAAACCGTTCGTCTCGGGTGCGAATGTCTGCGACGACGATTCCGGCTACCAGCTCCTCGAATTTCTCGAGCGAGAGGTGATGTTTTTCATCGCGTCGGTTCTCCTGAAACAGGACGAGGCCGCCCTTTCCATCTACGCTGTTCATGACGCAGAAGAGATCAAGGCCAGCGCCTGCGTCCACCAGATATACGCCCTCGCCCCGGTACTCGCTTACTGGCGCCAGAAGCACGTAGTCGCGCCCGCCGCGGAGCGTCGGCTCCATCGCGTTTCCCTCCACCGCATGAACTCGCAAATCTATCGGATAGAACCTCCTCCGGCGCCACCACCGGAAAGGACAAGTCGTGCATTTCAATCCCTCGTGAATTTCTACACCACCAGCATCAGAGTGCACCGGACGTTAACCCGCCGGTTGCGCTTGGCGACACCGATAATTGCGAGGCAAGGATCACGGGGAAACTTCATGAAAGCGTCACACAAGAGCGGCGAACGCCCGCTGGCGATCAGCGGTATGACAGTTTTGTGACAATCCACCGGTAATAACCCATACGATTCTGTGGTGCGGCTGCAGTTTTCTATTCGGTGTTGCCTGTTGCCTGTTGCCGTTTGGCCGGAATCTAGGCGCGCGCACCCAGATCGCCGGTTCACGATTCGCATACCCATTCATAACCCGTCATCGCGGCAATACGCGCTTCGGGCGAAGGAATTTACGCGCTTTTCGTAAATCCGTATTGCAATTTACGTTTCGTGCGTATAAGTTGCTTTCATCAACACGGCCACTTCCGGAGATGAAGCGATGAGCATCCACGGCACCTGCCAAAATATCAAAGACAGCGCAGCACGGCTGTCGCACGCTATGCGTTGCGACCCGTCGGACGCCACGGCACAGGCCGCGTTCAAGGAGTTCCTGCAGCGCACCTATTCCGACCTGGCTTCGCTTGCTTGGCACTTGGGGGCCGACGGCGACGTCTTCCAGCGCGAGGCTGTACCGGCATCCGAACTCGTCGATGACGTCTATTTCGTGATCAACCGCGAGAGGGAATTCGAGGTGCCGGTAGGCCGGCAGGTCTTTTCGACGCACAATCACCCCCAGCAGTTCGGGAGCGGGTTCTAGTGGCCCGCACCACCTGCCCCGCCTCCGAGTTCGGCTGCAACTGCAACCGCTGCCCTGTCGATCGCGACGACGATCTTGAAGCGCTCAAGCAGTTCAATCGCGCAAGCTACTCACTCGCCATGTCCCTGATCTTCCTGGCTGCCGTCCTGGGCGTGCTTGCTGCCGGCTTCTGGAATGCCGACCGGGTTCAGGAAGTCGTCGCCCACGAAAGGAACGTCTGAGATGGATGTTACGTCCACTTCCACCGATCTGATTATCACCCTGCCTGCCGTTCCGAACGTCTCGACGTTCACGGACGAGGCCGAATTCAACAAGCTCTTTGAGGCTATCCAGGAGAAGGTCGACGAGCATAAGCCGGACGTCTCGACGAAGAAGGGGCGCGACGAAATCAAGTCGCTTGCTCACAAGATCGCGAAGACGAAGGTCGCTCTCGACAGGCAGGGGTTTACCCTGACCGAGGAATGGCGCATCAACAAGAAGAAGGTCGACGAGACCCGCGGCAAGATCAAAGAGCGGCTCGAGGCGCTGCAGGCGAGTGTTCGCAAGCCTGTCGATGATTGGGAAGCTGCCGAGGAAGCCCGCCTTGACGCCCTGAAGGATCGCTTCGCCGCGCTGGACGCCGGCCGCGCCGATGCCAATTGCCCATCCGATCAGATCAGGGCTGTTCTCACCGAGATCGAAGCGACCGAGATCGAGGACGACTGGCAAGAATACCAGGACGAGGCCGCTCTAGCCAAGGAACGAGCTGTCAACGCTCTACGCCAAAACCTCGCCATTGCCGAGAGACGTGAAGCCGACGCTCGCGAATTGGAAGAGCTGCGTGCTCTTAAGGCTGCGAAGGAAGAAGAAGATCGCCAGCGGCGCGAGGCCGAGGAAGCCGCTGCCCGGTTGCGTGATCGGTCCGTCAAAGCTCGTCAGTACCTCGAGGAAGTCGAAAAGGGCTTCATTGGCGGCGAGCCGCAGCCCTACGGGATCCTGATCTATGAGCTCGAGCGGAAGCTCCCGCCCCTGATCGATGAGCTCGGCGAATACGCCGAGGAACTGCATGCCATCCGGAAAGGCGCTCTCGCCAACGTGACGCTGGCGATGGAACGGCAGGCTGCGGAAGATGCGGCAAAAGCCGAGGAAGAACGCAAGGCCGCAGCCGCGAAGGCGGAGGCCGATGCGAACGAGGCAGCAGCTAGGAAGCAGGCCGAAGACGAAGAGCGCCACAAGCGCGAAGTCGAAGAAGCTGCCCAGGCCGAGCGTGACCGGATCGCCCTTGAGCGCAAAGCCGAAGAGGACGCCCGCGCCAAGCGCGAGGCTGACGCCGCGCACCGGGCCAAGATCGCGACCGACATTGCCGACGCTCTCCGCACCATGTCCGGTCGCGCCACCCCTGAAGCCATCGCGGAAGCCCTGATCGCAGGGAAGATCCCGCATTGCACCGTGAGGATGTGATCATGAACCAGATTGCGACAGTCGAGCACGACACGCAGGTTGCTCCCTATCAGGATAACGAGGTCCAATCTGACGGCCTCCTCGGCGTTATCGAACGTCTCGCCAGCAACGATAAGATGGATGCTGATAAATTCGCCGCCATTATGAAGGTCCGCGCCGATGAACGAGCCGAGATTCGCCGGATCGAACGGGAGGACCGAGAAGACGCCGCACGCCGGGAATGGCTTGCCGCCTTCTCGTTGGTCCAGAAGGAAATCGGCCCGATCTTCCGGACCAACGAAAACGATCACACCAAGTCCAAGTATGCGGATCTTGCCGACATCGAGCGCGTGGTGACGCCCATCCTGACAAAGCACGGCTTCTCCACCACCTCTTGCCCGGTCCCTTGCGAGCTAGCCGGCCATATCCGTATGCGCCTGACGATCGGTCATTCTGGCGGGCACGAAAAGGTTTACGAGGATGACTTCCCGATGGACGCCACGGGCTCTGGCGGCAAGGTCAACAAGACGCCCATACAAGCCAAGGGGAGCACGCAGACGTATGCCCGGAGGTATCTAAAGGCCAGTGCACTCGATCTCGCCTTCCTGGACGACAAGGACGGCAATCCACCGAAGCCCGAGATAGAGACCATCTCCGAAGAGCAGTTGATGCAGCTTCGGGAAATGATCGAAGCCGCCGAGGCCGATGAAGCTCGCGTCTGCGCCATTGGCAAGATCGCGCGCTTGTCCGACATGCCCGCGTCCGACTTCCCCAGGGCCATGGACATGCTCAAGCGCCGCCAGCAGGAAAGGACCGGCCGATGATCCAGATCTTCGATTGGGACCAGAATTCTCCGGAATGGTATCAGGCCCGCGCCGGCATTCCGACAGCGTCAAAATTCCATACCGTCATGGCTTCCGGCCGTGGCGGCGGAGAAAGCAAGACGCGCAAAGACTATCTCTATGACCTTGCCGGCGAGATCATCACCGGCGAGCCGACCGAGAGCTATTCGAACTCTCACATGGAGCGCGGCCATATCCACGAGCCTGAAGCCCGCGAGATGTATTCCTTCATCACCGATGCTGAAATCCAGCGCACTGGATTTATCCGAAATGGAGATAAAGGCGCGAGCCCTGATGGATTGGTAGGCAACGATGGGATGTTCGAGGCCAAGTCAAAACTCCCTCGCCTGCTGATCGAAAGCTTGATGCGCGACGGCTTCCCTGCGGAGCACAAGGCGCAATGCCAGGGCGCGCTTTGGGTGGCCGAGCGTGAGTGGATCGACATCGTCGTCTATTGGCCGAAGATGCCTCTCTTCGTGAAGCGCGCTTACCGCGACGGCCCTTATATCGTGTCGCTCGCATCGGCCGTGAAGCAGTTCAATGAGGAATTGGCAGAGATCGTTGATCGCGTCCGCCGCTACGGCCAGGAGCCGGCGCCGACAGTCACCAACGCCGAACTCCTGCAACACCCGTTGATGGCGGGCTGACCATGGCCCAAAGGAAGCAAACGTTTATCCTCATCAACGACCGTGTGCGAGAAAATGCGCTCTTAGCCATTGCGGCCGCCGGCGAAGGCAGCGCCGTAACAATTGGTCCGAAGACCCGCAGCGGCGACCAGAACGCTAAGTTTCACGCGATCTGCACCGATATAGCCAACTCCCATATGACGTGGGCCGGCAAGAGGCGCGATGCTGAGGCGTGGAAGGTTCTTCTGGTTTCCGCCCATACAGTGGCGACGAAGAACGATCCTGGCGCTCCATCGCCTGAAATCGTTCCCGGCCTCGAAGGCGAGTTCGTCAACATTCGCGAAAGCACGGCGCGCATGTCCGTTGGCCGTGCTGCCAGCCTGATCACCTACGCCATCGCCTTCTGCGACACGAACGGCATTCACCTCTCGGAGACGATCCGTGGTGGCTTCCATGACGGCGCCAATGACTGGAGGGCGGCATGATGGCTCTCAAGGCATATGCCGTACTCGAGAAGGACGAATACACCGGCGATATCTATTTCGCGCCGAGGGCGATCGTCGCCGCCAAAGCCGGAGCGAACGAGTATGGCGACGGCGAGCTGTCCTATATCCAGTGCCGCCGTGCCCCTTGGGCCGACGCATTCGCCGGCAAAGGTGTTCCTGCAAAAGTCGCGGTCGACCACGGCTGGCACTTCGAATGCCACGGCTGCGGAATCCAAATCGATAGCGACCTTGAAGAAGAACACCGCCTGCCCGTCGACGGCATCGTCGGCACCATGCACGGCGCCGTCTACTGCTGCGCCCGCTGCAAGTGGAAGCATATGAAGCGAGAGGCGAGGCGCAAGCAGGAAGAGGCGGCGGCGATCGAGGATTTCAAAGCGATCGTCCGCGCGAGGTTCCCCGATGCTGACTTCGCCGACGACGAATCCGAGTTCCGCGGTCACCACGTATACGTCACGCGAGCCGACCGCTCGGACTTCTCGCATCGCGGCCAGGTCATCGCCGCCTTCCGCTTTCCCGGCATGAAAATTGGCCCTGCGCACTTCCGCTTGGAGTCCTACCACCGGATTGGGCCCGCTATCGCGGGGTACACCTGCTGCAACGGCGACCGTGAGGCATTCGAAGCATATGCCAAATCCACGAAGGGAGCCGCGTGATGGCCGACCGTCCAATTCTCTTTTCAGGACCGATAATTCGCGCGCTGCTCGACGGCCGCAAGACGCAGACGCGGCGGCTGTTGAGGCCGCAGCCGGTGCCCTTCGCGGTCGATAGTGCTGGCACGCTCTGCGAGGTTGCCGTCGAACACATCGAGGGCGACCGACTGCCGCGCATTCGTCTCGGCAGGTGCATCACGACACAGGAGCTTCGTTTCGCTGTCGGCGACCAGCTCTGGGTTCGCGAGACATGGCAGGGACTCTCTTTCGGGGATTACCAGCCTACCAAGAACAGCCAATGCGAGGTGCGGTACGCGGCCACTGACCCTTGCGCTGATCTAGACGCTGACGCGAGGGGGTATCCTTGGCGGCCGTCGATCTTCATGCCGCGCTGGGCCTCTCGCCTCACCTTGATCGTCACCGACGTTAGCGTCGAGCGGCTTCAGGACATCAGCGAGGCGGATGCGATCGCGGAGGGCATCGAGCGATCGAAGGATTCCCCCGACCGGTTCATGACGCCCGCCGGTGATTATGCCGTGCCAATCGTTGCTTACCAGCGGCTTTGGGAATCCATCAACGGCCCGGGCTCATGGGAAGCCAACCCTTGGGTTGCCGCCTACACCTTCACGGTCATCAAGCAGAACATCGACCAGATCGAGAAGGTGGCCGCATGATCTCGCGCTGCAAATGGTACGCGATCCAGAAGTGCCTGGCGGAAAGTTCCTTGTCCCTGGCTGCTGGAACCAAACCATCTATGGCGTCGACGCAGAATGCCATTGCGCCGACGGGACAGAGACGGCCGCCGAGCGGCTGGGAAGCAAGATCGACATCCTTTTTGAGCGGCTCGAAAAGCTCGAAGCTCGTATGGAGGGCAAGCACTGATGGCATCCCGCATCGCAAATTTCATCCGCCCCGATCCGACGCCAGCGCGCAGGCCAGCGAAGAAGCCCGCTTATCTGGCATTTATTCACCACCTCCCTTGCGCGGTCTCTGGCGTCTACGGCGTCCAGGCCGCCCATGTCTCCTACGCGAGCACATGGCATGGAGCCTTTGGCCGCGGGAAAGGGACAAAGGTGCCCGACCGCTTCGCACTTCCCCTGTCGTCCGCAGAACATGACCTGCAGCACTCCGGCAAACTTGGATCGGAGCGCGATTACTGGGCCTCGAAGGGGATCGACCCGCACGAACTCGCAAATGCGCTTTGGGGCGTGTTCTGCGACTTCGACGAGTCGGAGGCAACCGTAAGGTGCACTGCCATCATCAACCCAGCGCTTGGCGACAGTCGGCGCGCTCCGGTCGAGGGACGAGGTATGAGGGGACTAGTCGAGAAGATTGCCCAGGTAGCCAATGCGGTCGGCTGGCAGGCCGGACAGATCGTTTCCGTCCTCGCTGCGAATCCCAAGCACATCGAGCGCTTCATGAGTGAAGGTGCCGAGCCTTTCCTCGACGGCACATTCAACGCTGAAAACGACTGCCTTACCTATCGGTCCAGGGGCGGCGATGTCCTCAGCCCGTCCGTCCTTCGCGCGAAGAAACGCATGCAGCAATGAGCGAATTCCCTGAAGGGGTGATCAAGCTAGCGAGCGAGACCGTGAAAGAGAACTTCAAGAGCGGAGAGCCGTGGTCAAAGAGCATCGCGCGCGCGATGATGGCCGGCCGATCCGCCCGCTCCACCCCTCCCGCAGCGGCGAATTCCCGATCACGCCAACTGTCAAGGAGAACGGCAGTTGAACGAACAGTGAAACGCCGGAAAAAAACCTGCCCAAATGACCCTAAAAGTGACCCTGAAAGACAGAACAACGCTCCCGCCGATACGGACGCGGCACAGAGCGAAGCCGAGGCATTCGACACGATCGTTGCCGCCCGCAAAGCCTACGTTGATGCGGTGGCTGCTTACAACACTTGCCTTGAGTTCGTTCGCGCGGAACGGGAGCATCGCAACTGGCTCAATGTCGATCCCAAATATGCCGCGATGTCGGAAGCGCAATCTGCATTCTATCGCACAGTCCAAGAGCTTGCCGATGCCGCCATCCGCCAGCGCGCCGAGGAGAAGCCATGATCCCCGACCCGACCAACGCCACCCCCGCCACGCGTGCATACTATGCCTTCCCTGAGGACATCCGCGCGAAAGCCGAGAAGCTGGACGGTTCGCCCCGGCCGATGAGCCATCTTGAAATTCTGCTGGCGATTGGGACAGCGATTGCGGATGAGCAGGAAGTGGCGAAGAGAGGTGAAGGATGACGACGCCGAACCTTCCCTACTGGCCAGCCGCAATGGACCTGAAATCCGCCGCGGCATATTGCGGGATCTGCGTGGACACCTTCAAGAAGGTGTGCCCAGTAAGGCCGCTGCAATTCACGGAATCCACACGCGGCGAGCGCTATCTTCGCCAGCGTCTCGACGAGTGGCTAGCCACGCTCGATCCAAACAAGCAGAATGCCGCGCCGAAGCGCAAGTTTGGGGATCGGCTTTATGGTGGTTAAGGTGAAGCTGGAAGGGCTTAACATCGTTCGCGCTCGCGGCAAGTGGTACGTGTACGTCCGGGACACGAAGGAAAAGCTCCTTGTCGGCTTCGAAGGCTCTCGCGCCGATCTCGACAAGCGCATGGCGCTGCCTGATTTCATCTCGAAATATAACTCGCGGCGTGTCCGCGACCTGAGACGATCCTATCCGGATGGTACGCTAGGTGCTCTCGTCGAATGGTACGAGCATGAATGCCCCAAATACCAGTCGCTCGCAGAGGCCACGAAGAATGATTACACGAAGGCTTTCAAATATCTGCGCCCAGAGTTCGATTACGCCCTAGCCGATATCACCCAAGCCGACCTCTACGACATCAGAGACAAGTGCGCCAAGGAAAAGTGGCCGCGTTTCGCGGACAAGATGATTTCCGCGCTCTCTTCGATGTTCACCCAAGCTGTGAAGCGGAAGAAGATGCTGGGGAACCCCGCCCTTGGCATCGACAAATGCCATAAGGCTGATCCGAACGCGAACCGTGAATGGCGGGAGAACGAGTGGGATTATGTCGCCATAAATGCGCCGCCCCACCTGCTGACGCCAATGATGATCGCACGCCACGCCGGCTACCGCGGGCAGACCATCGTCAAATTACGCTGGAACGACTATCAGCCGGATCCCCGGTTCGGGAAATGCTTCAGGATTATAACCGCGAAGAACAAGGAACTGGTCTGGATACCGGCGACCGATGAGTTGCAAGCTTATCTCGACAAGCTCGATCGGCCGGCGCTGAATATCTGCACGCGCGCTGACGGGACGCCATGGGAGTCCGAAGTACAGATGCAGACCTCCGTCAGCCACTATTTGCGTGAAATAGAGGAGGCAGGACATATCGAAGGAGGAACGACTCTGCACGGTCTGAGGACGACGTATGCTGCAGACCTAAAAAGGTCCGGTGCCGAAACAGGCGATGTCGCTGCTGCCCTGGGCGACAAATCGGAGCGAATGGGCGCTCACTATACCCGTCATGTGGAGAACGAAGCGAAGGTCATCAGGGCGTTCGAAGGCAAGAAAAAGCGTTGAGGTTTGTTTTGCAAATCTCGCTTTGTTCCGTCGTTTTCCGTCGCTGAAACGGGTGCTGTTTGCAAGGAAAACGATGCAAAAACAACGGGTTTTAGGGATTTTAAGTCCCTTGCGTCTACCAGTTTCGCCACGTCCGCAATCAGTGATTTCAGTATCTTAGCGCCTTCCTTTTGGGAAGACCTGAGCGATGCTTTTTTCGTATTGCGAGAACAAGGCTTCCGCTGAGCCACGCGCCGGCGACGGGTGAACGTGGCCCGGCTTCTCTGACGAATGAACCGGGATTCAACAGTCGGGGCGCCTATTCCTTGGCGACTGGAATTGCCTCGGCAGGCTGAGGAGCATAAGCCGTGGCTACCCGGTTCGGGCTCTCCATGAAGGCACTGCCGACGATCAGATAAACGACAATCGTCAGCAGAGATAACAGCATTACACTTACGGGCAGACCGGTAGCTGCCCTTTGCTCAGCCCATTCAAAATCGTGTTTATCGCGCAT